GTATTACAAAGTCCGAGATGGGCGGACAGTGTACAGTCTGTGGCCTGGGCTACCTAAACAGCCTGTGAGCCATCATGCATTAGATGACTGTAGGCAACAGATTATTAAATTACAACAAACATTGAAACACTTAGGAGTAACTGAAATACGATGAAAAACATCGATTACAAGTACAACGAAGGCGAGCTTATTGCTGAACTCAAAGAGTACATTGATGCTACTTACGGAGAGCATTACAGTCTAAACAAGTTCCAAGCAACAGAATTTATTATTGATGCTGGTCATGGAGATGGCTTTTGTATTGGCAATGTAATGAAATATGCTCAACGTTACGGCAAGAAAGATGGGCACAATCGCAAGGACTTGCTTAAGGTTTTGCACTATGCATTGATCGAACTTTATATTCACGACCGAGAAGGTCGTTAATCTTCTATTAAGTCTCCTACCTTCCAAGGCAGATCCAACTTCATAACTTCCACACTGCAATTTAGGCAAACTGTTTTTAGATTGTTAAGATTGCAGTTATTTAAATTTCCATCTATATGATACACAACGGTTTGGCCAGAATATCTTGCTCTAAATCCACATCTATCGCAAACTAATTTTTTCTTGTATCCTTGTTTGCTCCATTTAGGTGGCAATGGTTTTTGCTTTCTGCCTTTGCGTATACAACTATCACATGCACTTCTGTAGTGCGTTATATCGTCTTTGCGGTAGTTTACAGCACAATATTTCTGGTTGCATACCTTACATATAGGTCGTTTCATGCTGTTATTTAACATAAACCTTTGCAAAGGGCAGTTATTACCGGTAGTTTTGGTAAGATACGATAAATATCTTTAACAGTTTTTAAAGGAAAACAAAAATATGGCACTAGTATCACCAGGCGTAGAAGTTAGCATCATCGATGAGAGTAACTATCTACCAGCAGCAACTAATTCAGTTCCGTATATCTTGATTGCTACGGCAGAGAACAAGATCAGCGGAAGCGGTACTGGCGTAGCAGCCGGTACTACAGCGGCCAATGCTAACGAAGTTTATTTGATTTCAAGTCAACGAGAGCTTGCGGCAACATTTGGCAACCCATTTTTCTATAGTACAACAGCAGGTACTTCTATCAACGGTTATGAGCTTAACGAATACGGTTTGCTTGCCGCTTATAGTGTTCTTGGTGTTAGTAACAGAGCATATGTTCAGCGTGTGGATATCGACTTATCAGAGTTGACAGCTAGTCTTACAAGACCAACAGGAAATCCAGATGCCGGTACTTGGTGGTTAGACACTGACGAAACACTTTGGGGTATCTTCGAATGGAGTGCAACAACAAATACATTCACTAACAAGGTACCTACAGTTATTACAAGCACAACTGATCTTACTGGCGGTGTTCCTAAAGATTCTATCGGAAACATTGGCGACTATGCAGTTGTAGCAACAAATGCAAACAATCCTGTTTATTACAAGTCACCAGGACTAGTAACAACAGCAACAGCAGGTGATACAACTCAAGTATCAGCTAATGGCTGGGTACTAGTTGGAAGCGATGATTGGAAAAATTCATGGCCATCAGTTACTGGTAGTGAAACAAGTCCTACTATCACAGCAGGTCACACAATTTTCTTAAACGACGTGCTTGTAACAGCAAGTGGTACAACAGTTGCTAGCTTGGCAATCGATATTAACGATGCAGGCATTGCGGGTGTTCTTGCTAAAGCAGTGGACGGTAAGTTAAACATCTATATTGACAGTGATGCTACAAACGATGGTTCTACTTCAGATGGCAACGGTATTGTTGATATCACAAATGGCACAGGTACTATTTTAACTGATGTGGGTATTACTCCAAGAATTTATTATGCTCCATTAGTACAGCAAAGTCCACACTACGATAATCCACGCTGGAGAACTACAGACAGTGATCCACATCCAACAGGAAGCATATGGGGCAAGACTACAAGTGTTAATCTTGGTGCAAGTCTTAGTGTGTATCAATGGGATACTGTAACTGGTGCTTTTGTAGCACAGAGTGCACCAATTTACGAAAACGATCAAACTGCTTTGAAAAATCTTGATCCAGCCGGAGGCGGTATTAACATTGCAAACGAAGCAACCTACGCTCAATTTGACGTAAATGAAAATGATACTTTTACATTGAAACTTTTTGAGCGCAACGGAACAGGTGCTACAAATATTTTAGGCGATGATACTGCTCCTGCATTTACCAGCACTGAAACATTTACAATTCAGGCTAGTGCAAAAAATAGCACAACACTTACCACTGCTGTAACTGCCACCTTAGGTGGAACAACAGCAGCTGATTTTGTTGAAGCATTTACAGCGGCAAATGTAGCAAACACTACTGCTACTGTAACAAGCACAGGTGCTATTCAAATCAGTCACACACAAGGTGGTGTCATTGTGCTAAAAGACACAAGTGGTACTCCTGTAGCAGACGCTGGTTTTAACACCACTGTTACAGGTGTTAGAGCAGGAAATGACAGTGACTTAATTCTAAGCAATTGGATTGCTTTAGGAGGTTCAGATAGTTATACTGCTAGCGGTACTGCACCAAGCACAGATCCAGCAGAAGGTACATACTGGTACTACAGCGCAACTGATCAAATTGATATATTGATTCACGATGGTACTAATTGGAAAGGTTATCAAACAGTTTCAAATGATGCTCGTGGTTTTGACTTAACTGCTACTAATGCAGCTGGACCAATCATTTCTGCTACAGCACCTACTACGCAGACTGATACAGCGGAGAGTGCATTAGTATATGGAGATCTCTGGATTGATAGCAGTGATTTAGAAAACTGGCCAAGAATTTATCGTTGGGAAAGTGTAGACAGTGTTGATCAATGGGTATTGATTGATAATACTGATCAGACCACTGAAGATGGCGTGTTATTTGCAGACTTCCGTTGGGCAACAGCAGGAACAATAGATCCTATAACTGATGACATTCCAACTATTAAAAGTTTGTTGACCAGCAGTTATCTTGATATTGATGCTCCAGATGCAACACTTTATCCGACTGGTATGTTAGGATTTAACCTACGTCGCAGTGGTTATAATGTAAAAGAGTTCCAGGTTGATTACTTTAACGCAACAGATTTTCCAGATGATGCATTGCCTACAGTAAAAGATGCTTGGGTAACAGCAAATAATAACAAGAGCAACGGCACGCCTTACATGGGTCGAAAAGCACAACGTGAAATTGTTGTTGCGGCAATGAAAGCAGGTATTGATGCAAACACAGATATTCGCGAAGAGCAACGCACATTTAACTTGCTTGCTGCTCCTGGATATCCAGAATTGATCAGTAACATGGTTGCTTTAAATAACGAGCGTAATAACACTGGTTTTGTAATTGGCGATACACCACTACGTTTAGAAGATACCGGCTCTGCAATTATTAATTGGGCTACAAATGCAAGTGGTGAAGGCACCGACAACGAAGACGGATTGACTACAAGTGATGCTTATCTGGGTACATTCTATCCAAGTTGCCAAACTACTGATTTAAGTGGTAACACAGTTGTACAACCGCCAAGTCATATGATTCTTCGTACTATTGTACGCAGTGACGATGTGAGCTTCCCTTGGTTGGCACCAGCTGGCACACGCCGAGGCACAGTTGATAATGCTACAGCAATTGGTTATGTAAATGCCACAACTGGCGAATTCGAATCAACATCGGTTCGTTCAGGATTACGTGACACATTGTATGAGAACAAGATTAACCCAATCACGTTCCTACCTGGCACAGGTATTGTCAACTATGGCAACAAGACAGAAGCAAGTACACCGAGTGCGCTTGATAGAATCAATGTTGCTAGATTGGTTGCATTCATACGTGGTAGATTAGAAACAATTGGTAAAGGATTTATTTTTGAACCAAATGACGAACTAACCCGCAACGAAATTAAAGGTGCTATCGAAGGACTAATGAATGATTTGGTTGCTAAACGTGGAGTTTACGACTACCTGGTAGTTTGTGACGATAGTAATAACACACCAACTCGTATTGACAGAAATGAGCTTTATGTTGATATTGCAATTGAACCTGTTAAGAGTGTAGAGTTTATCTACATTCCTGTAAGAATCAAGAACACAGGCGAAATTGCA